CTTACCATCATTTGGAACTAACGTTAATCAGGCAAAAGGTGAGGCATTTAAGAATGGAACAATGAAGGTTGAGTTATCTAATAACAACTCGATGTATAATGGTACGGTTAGATTATTCTGGAATGCGCCACAATACGGTTGGTTCGATAATTCTAAAATAAAGAAAAACGATCCATTGACGTATTTGAAAGAAATTTTAAACGAACAAAAAAATCAACAAAACTTTTTATTAAGTGGTGATGATAGTTTATATACTAATTTTGAGGAATTGTTTACAACATTTAATACTCAAACATTAGATTATTTTGAATCTGAATTTTTAAATTTCAGTAGATCAATATATGATTATGTTGATACATTACCTGAAAATACAACAACAACAAATGATTTGTCGGTTCAGAAAAACCCTGATGGTAGTGTGGGATCATTATCCCAAAAAACATTTAAGAACTTTCACTCACTTATGAGGGAGTTATTAAAAGTACAAACACCAACAGGAAGTTCACCTGAGACAAAGTTAAGTGAATTAATAACAAGTCAGAATACTCAATTCCAACAAACATTAACATCATTTATGAATTATGATGTTGTGTTTAAATACGGAAACCCAACAGAGTTTGATAGAAGATTATATTTAACATTCTCAACAAGATTTTTGGAAGACCCATATAATTATGGACCTTACGAACAAGGAACACTCCCACCAAATGTGAGTTTATCTGGGTCTAAACAACAAAGTCCGGAAACTTGGAAAGCTTTATTGTATTATGTTGGGGAATCATCAATACCTGAATTAACCTATAAAAATAGTGGATCATATATAACTGACTTCTTTATTGATCTTAACGTTCAGTTTAACGAGAAAAATGTTAAAGATTTTGCACCACTTATAAAAGTTTACGCTTCGGAAAAATTAAAGAATAAAAATCTTAATTTAACTTCGTTTTATACTTTAATGGATAACTATATCATTGAATCCGATAACTACATAAATAATGTCATTAATGTGATGTTACCTATGGTAAGAAAAGAATTACCAAATGTATTAGTTACTCAAGATTCTTCAGATAATAGAGCAGGGTTAGAAGCGGGTTTCACGGAACAAACAAGAACTGAATTATGGGAAACATTTAAAGCCCTTAACGATACTTGGATTGCGGGATTTGATTTTGAAAATAAAACACTTTTTGAAGATGTACTTTTAGTAGATAGAGCGAGTAGAAATGTGGGAGACAAGATTATCGTTGACATTTTCCAAATACAAACTTTAATCAAAGATGGTAGTTATAAGAACACATTGTTGGATATGATCACAACGATTTTAGTTCAAAACAATTTCCAATACTTTATGTTACCAGCATTTGTTAATTTCTATAATGTGCAAGACGCTCAAAAAAATCCAACACCTAGACCTGACGGAAGTTTAGAATTTGGTGACACATTGTTCGGAACTTTCTTAAATGTTGATTATAGACAGAGTTCTCCGAAATTTCTTTGTTATTACGTTAACAAACCAAGTGAACACTTGGATATGAAAGACAATATTGATTATAGATATCGTGATGATGCATTTGATTTAAGAAGAGCAAGTGATAATCCACTACAGGAAAGTCAGTCGGGTAAAATTGATTGGGATAAATCAAATAAAGTTGTGGGATTCAACGTTGACATAACAAGACCAAATCAACAAATATTTAAAAGTTTTAATGTATCCCAAAATCCTGGTAAACCAACTTCAGAATCTTTAGAGATGTTAAATCAAATGGCAAACTTAGGTGGTAATAGAAGGTCAACAACCCAATCCGCCTCATTATATAACATCTATAAAAATAGAAGTTATGAGTGTCAAGTGGATATGATGGGATGTGCGTTGATACAACCATTAATGTATTTTAACATTAGAAACATACCTATGTTCTCAGGACCATATATGATTACTAAAGTAACTCACGAAATTTCCGATGGGGATTTTGTTACTAACTTTACAGGTGTTAGACAACCATTCTATAGTTTACCAAAAATTGATAATTTCTTACAAACATTAAACATTAAGATATTGTCAACAATACAAACTAAGATACAAGAAAGAGAAAAAGCTGAAAGATCAAAATCTGAAAATGTTATCGCACAAAAAGATAATGTTTTGGCTAATCTTAAAGCTCAAGATACCTTGACTAAAAACCAAGATTGTTTATCAAATATAAATCCTAGATACAACAAGTATGTTGGAATTGATATACCTCAACAAACCTCAGTAACAACAAAAGAATTATTTAATGAAATAAAAAGTGAGTTATTAAGTAGAGGGTATTCACCAACTGGTGTGACAACATATGTGTTGGCAGAAATTGCGTTTACGTTTATTTATGTTGATTCAGGAAATGGTTCGGGTATAAATGGATATGAAAATAACTATAGTACCATAAACTTACAAGAAGTTTATGGACCTAGTTTTACTGACTACATTAAAAAGAATTACTTCTGTGTTACACGAGGAACTAATAGTAATCTACCTGTTGCGTCTTTTACTTCTTTTAAATCATTCGTTCAGTTTGTTATAAACAGAGTTGTTAACATACCAACAATAATTGCGGGTTATGATAATGAATTCGATTTATCAACAAAAAAAGGAGCTATGGCGGCATATGGTAAAGCATATGTTTTGTATTACCCAATAAATCAAAATGAAAATGTTTACAAAGGTATGGTAGAACAAGAACTATTATTATTACAGAAAGAATTTGAGAATGCATCACAAGTTTTTAGTTCTGTTCAAACTTTCAGGGTAAGCTGATATTTATAATAAAAATAACATATGAATACTAAATTAATATTAGACAACTACTTGGGTAAAAACACAAGAGTTTCGGAAAAAGATATGGGTGACGGAACAAAACAAGTTTGCGACCTTGACACCGGTGATTGTTATACGGTAAGAATGAAAGACGGTCTTATTGAAAGAGTTGACAATACAATGAAGACATTCAAAAAAATTCAAGTTGAAACCAATCAAGGTATAAAAACATTATTAAATGGATAAAATGGGAATTGACGATAAAATATTAAATGAGATTGCTAGATATCGATCTATCAATAAATACATAATGGAGCAAGATGTTCCACCGTTAGACCCAACTGCAGATCCTGCGGCGGCTGGTGCAATTCCACCACCAACAGGAGAAGATGTTGGAGCAGCACCTGCTGATGCGGCATTACCGGCACCTCCTGCAGCACCTGAAGGTGGGGGATCGGAACCTGTTGATGTTGCTAACGACCCTGATGTTGAAGAAATTGGAGCGGAAGGTGAAGAAGGTGAAGGCGAAACTGAAGAATTGGATATAACTGATTTAGTTGACTCTCAAAAAACTATGGCAGATAAGCAAGAAGAGTACTTCAACAACCTATTTGACCAAATTAAAAATATGGAAGATAAATTATCTGAGATGGATGGTATTGTTTCTAAATTAGATAGTTTAGAAACTAAGATTGAAAAATACAGACCTAAAACAGCACAAGAAAAATTAGAACTTCGTTCTTTAGATTCAGGACCATTTAAACAAAACTTAGCTGACTTCTTTAAAGACAAAGAGGATGAGATGGAAAAGACAGGTAAAAACGAATATGTTTTAACTCAAAGTGATGTGGAAAACTTTAGCCCATCAGAAATTGAAAAAACCTTCAACGAACCTATGGAAGATGAAGACGACATCCTATTAAATAGATATAATTCTTAATATAATGAGGTGTCGTAATGGCACCTCAATTTTTCTTATCACACCTTATTGACTACCCTATTTTTTATAATTATATTTTCTACGTAAACCTTTAATAAATATATACACAATGGCGACAAACAATGTTTTAGATGCAGTACTAGCTCAGTACGAACAATCAACTCAAAGTAGTACAAACTCTACTTCAAAAATGTCTTCTGAAGACCGAATGAAAAAATATTTCGCGGCAATCTTAAAAGACAACGAAAAACAAGGACAGAAACGAGTTCGTATTCTACCTACAACAGACGGATCTTCACCGTTCAAAGAAGTATGGTTCCACGAAATCTTTGTGGACGGAAAATGGCAAAAATTTTATGATCCAGGAAAAAACGACAACGAGCGTTCACCATTAACTGAAGTTTATGAAGAACTTATGTCGACTGGTAAAGAGTCAGATAAACAATTGGCAACACAATACAGATCTCGTAAGTTCTATATTGTTAAGGTAATTGATCGTGACAACGAACAAGATGGTGTAAAATTTTGGAGATTTAAACACAATTACAAACAAGAAGGAATCCTTGATAAAATTATTCCAATTTGGAAAGCAAAAGGTGATGTAACTGATCCTGATAAAGGTCGTGACTTAATCCTTGAGTTAACTAAAGCAAAAACACCAAAAGGAGCATACTATACGGTTATCCAAACCGTTATGTACGATGACCCATCTCCAATCTCCGAAGACGTTGATCAAATGGCTGATTGGGTTGGTGATGAATTGAAATGGGATGATGTTTATTCTAAAAAAGCAGTTGAGTATTTAGAAGCAATTGCAAGAGGAGAAACTCCACGTTGGGATTCAGAAAAAGGTGGTTACGTTTACTCTAACACTGAAACATCTGAAGTTTCTATGGGTGGAACACCAACACCAAAATCTATTAATGAAGTTGCAGATCCTCAGGTAAATGCTGAGATTGACGAGGACTTACCATTCTAATTTATTAACGAATTAATTAAACGGGATCAGTTTATTGTTCCCGTTTTTTTGTCTATATTTTTAAAAAAAGAAATATGAAACCTTTTATTGCTGAAAAACTTAAAGAAGCCCTTGTTAAAAAATATGAGGCACAAATCGCAGATGCTGAAGCAAGATTGTATGTTTATTTCACTAGTCCTGTTGGTATTGGGGAACACCCGCAACACACAGAAGAAATGGATATTTTAATTGAACAACTTACAAATGCGAATGACAAATTAGTAACAATTAATAATTTTAAAATTTACGAAGCATAATGGCTATTAGAAAAAGAGAAATATCTTTAGACACTATTAAAGGTAAGTTCTCAACTAAAACGAAATATAAACCTGAGAGTTTTTACAATTGTGGTGAAGCCTTTATGGAGGCATCTGGATTACCAGGACCAATAATGGGTGGTATTAATATGTTTTTAGGTCACTCAAACACATCAAAAACAACGGCAATGATTCTTGCGGCCGCAGATGCCCAAAAGAAGGGACATTTACCTGTTCTTATCATTACCGAAAAGAAATGGTCTTGGGAACACGCAATTGAATTAGGCTTACAGGCTGAAAAAAATGAAGACGGTGAGTATGATGGTATGTTTATATTTAATGATTCATTCGATGTAATTGAACAAGCGACTGATTTTATTAACGATATCCTTGATGCTCAAGAAAAAGGTGATATTCCTTATAACCTTTTGTTTTTATGGGATAGTATTGGATCCATTCCTTGTCAGATGACTTTTGATGGGAAAGGTGGTGGAATGCACAACGCTAAGGTACTTGCCGATAAGATTGGTATGGGAATACACTCAAGAATTTCTAAATCAAAGAAAGAAGAATTTCCATATTACAACACGTTAGTTATACTTAATCAACCTTGGGTGTTACTTCCTGACAATCCATTTGGACAACCTGAGATTAAAGCTAAAGGTGGTGAAGCGGTATGGTTAGCGTCATCATTAGTATTCTTATTTGGTAATCAGAAAAAGGCGGGTATTAGTCATATTGATGCAACTAAAAACGGTAGAAAAGTATCGTTTGCAATTAGAACAAAAGTTTCTATATTGAAGAACCACGTTAATGGTCTTGGATATAAAGATGGTAAAATCATTGCGGTACCACAAGGATATATTGCCGATACGAAAGAATCTTTGGATAACTATAAAAGAGAGTATTCAGACTATTGGGAAACAAAATTAGGGTATTCGGATTATGCTTTAGCGGAATCTGATGACGACTCTGACGAGTAAAAAGTAATTTCAAACGACTTAAAAAAATTAAATGGTTAAAACATTAATTGTTGATGGTGACAATTTATTAAAAATAGGATTTTATGGAGTTAAGGACTATTATAATGGTGGGGAGCATGTTGGAGGTACTTGGCATTTCCTTAACACAATTCGTAAATTCTTAGAAGAAACCAACTTTAATAAAGTTATGGTTTTTTGGGACACAAAAACAAGTTCATCCCAACGAAAATTAATCTACCCCAAATACAAAATGAATCGTAAGTCTTCCCCTAATGATGAGGAGAAGACGGATTCGTTTAACAGACAAAAAACAAGGATTAAACAATATCTTGAAGAGATGTTTATAAGACAACTGGAGATCGAAAATTCGGAAGCCGATGATCTTATAGCATATTACTGTCAAATATCATTAGATGAGGAGAAAACGATATTCTCAAGTGATAAGGACTTAACTCAATTAATTTCTGAGAACGTATTAGTTTATTCACCAAATTTAAAATCTTATTATAAGTTTGGGGACAGAATTAAATTTAAGGATTGTTCGATACCCCACTATAATGTTATGACATTTAAGGTTCTTGCTGGTGATGCCTCAGACAACATTGATGGTATTAGTATGATGGGTGAGAAAACTTTAGTTAAGTTTTTTCCTGAAATACTTGATTCAAAAGTATCTTTGAC